GGGCTGTGAGGCGGTGGTGCCGTTGAAGTTTTCCGATGCCGAACCGGCTGATGCACAGAACGTTGACCAGTTGGTGTCCGTCGCCGCAGCCAAATTCCCTAAAATAGCGGATTGATACAAGCTGGTGGCAGTGGCGGCGGTGGAACAGGACAGGAAGGAGAAATAAGCCGTAGCCGGGGGACTTCCCGTCGTCGTTATTATGTTGCCGTTGGAGTCCTTGCCTCGTTCTATTCCGAAGATGGTGCCAAGCGTGGCGCTGCCCTGCCACAACAAGAAGCGAATTTCCCCGGCGTTCCCCGAGGCGAAGCACGGGATTGTGGTACCACCGTTGCTAGCATAGTTGGTGTTCGTGATGTTGTAAATGGCGTTGCTGTGCATCGTCGTACCGGTGATCGTTCCGGTTCCGTTCGAGGAAGTTCCGATGAGGAGCTGGATGGAAGGACCGGCGGTCGTGCCGTACTCCATCTTGATGAAGATGGGGGTTAGGACTGCCCCGGCGTCGTTGGCCTGCCAGATTTCGTAGTACGCATTTACGCTGGTGGGGGTCGCCACTACCTTGGTGACCACGCCCGTTCCGCCCGAACCCACGTTCACACCGGAGGCATTCACGGCGGTAAATGTGCCCACGCCCAGGGACGTGATTACGAAGGTTCCGTTGTTGCCGACGTTGCCGCTCGTCCATCCCGTGACCGTCAGAGCCCGACCCGTGGCGAGGGCCAGACCGGTTAGGCCTGAATAGGTGCACGTCATGTTGCTGCCGCTCATGGCGACAGCCGTAATGTTCAGGCCCGTCCACATAATCTGGCCGGTGTCAGCGGTTTGCAGCCAGCCGAAAGCCTGGAACGCCGTGGAAATGAACGTCGCCCACGCGACGAAGTTCGCCAAAGTGCTTGTGTCGCAGGGTTGGTTCGATGTCTGTGTTGCCATTTTTAGCTCTCCGTCTCTACATATGTGAGTGTGATAGTCACTGCTTGGGACGCAGCGACGTTCGTGATTTTGTAGTAAATCGTGCCGGAAGGCACTGAATCCGCGTTGAACCCGGGTGCCGCAGGGCTCATCGTCCAGGTGACCGGCATAGTCCCGCTCGACACCTGAACGTCGCAGCATAATCCGTTCTGTGCGTATGCCGTCGGAAGGGTGCCCCACGCCCGCGACGCATCGGCAACTTGGAAGGCCGAAGTAGAGTAAAGCTCGACACGAGCATTGCAGGAGAACGTGATTTGGAGCAGGGTGAAACTCTGCGTCAGCGTCACGCTGCCCGACTGACTCGCGTTCGTGGCTAGAACGCTTGTCGTGATCGTGGCCGTCGTGCGAGCTGGGACAGCCCCACCGCCGCCTTTTCCGGGACTGTTGATGACACTTCCCGCTGGTGTGATCATTTAGGTAAGCTCCGTCACAACCACGGTTCCGCCTGACGCCGATGAGATGGCGGAAATACTCCCCTTCCACACATCGGACACAAAACTTCCCCCGGTGCCGTCATTCGCCGTCGAACATGATGATAGGGGGATCGCATAGGCTGCAGTAGTCGGTGTTTGACCTAATGCCAAATAGATGACGGTCGTGCCCGTATTGACGATTATGCATTCACGTCTCGCGGTATTCGCAGCAAGAATAAGGATTGGTCCTACCAGCGACGCCGGTGAACCACCGCTCACGGCTGTTTGTGCCGGTAAACTGCTGGTGGTCGAACCGCTCTCGGTGACCACAAGAGCGGTATCGGTGGATAGTGCGGCGGTGCTCGCGGCCTTGATCGTGGCGACGTGTACGCTGTCCGTCAGTTCCATGTACAAGGGGTTTCCGCTTGCGTTGGCCGCCGTTGTGGCGCTTACCTGAATAATTCCGGATATGGTGCTGGAACTTGGATTGACGACGTAGACGTTCGCGGCCTCAACAGCAGGTGAGCCGTAGGGTGTGTAAGAAAGATTCACGTCTCTTACTGGCTGGGTAGCCTGCCAGAAGGTTCCCGTGACTGGTTGTGACGATGGGAAGTTGGAGACGGATGTGGCGACGGTTCCTGTAATAGAAACCGGGTTGACGACGTAGACGCTCAATGCGGTGCATGGCGGGCTTCCGTAAGGCGTGAACATCATCTCCGACAACGCAGCATTGCTGACGGGCTGCGAAGCCTGCCAGAAGGTTCCCGTGACGGGGACGGTATTGGTCACATCCACATAGAGCGGGTTGCCGCTGGAGTTGGGTGCAGTTGTCGCTGAAACCTCTATGACTCCTGAAATGGCGGACGAACTTGGATTTAATACATAGACGTTCAATCCCTCAACCAGAGGCGAACCGTAATTAGTGAATGAAAGATTCGCGTTGCTTACAGGCTGGGTTGCCTGCCAGAAGGTTCCTGTGACCGCCTGTGTTGCTGGGAAATTGGAGACCGCTACGGTTCCTGCCACGGTTACGGATGCAGGGAATGTAACCGGATTCACCACGTATACGTTCGCCGCTTCCACGGCTGGAGAGCCGTAATTCGTGAAGGTGAAGTTTGAGACGGAAACCGATCCGCTCACCGGCTGGGTGGCCTGCCAGAATGCGCCCGTGACCGCGACATTTCCTGTTATAGCCGTGGAAGCGAGCGAAACGACCCATGGACTCGTGCTCTGTGTAACGGGCAGACTTGCGGGGAACGTGACGGAGAGCGGATTCAGAACGTAGACGTTCAAGCCCTCTGCGGCTGGACTTCCGTAATTCGTGAAGGATAGATTCGATACCGATACGGTTCCGGTTACCGCTTGCGTGGCGGGGAAGTTGGAGACCGATACCGACCCGCTCACGGGTTGAGTCGCTTGCCAGAATGTCCCGGTGACCGCAAGGGACGATGGGAATGCCACGCTGATCGGGTTGACGACGTACGTGTTCAGCGCCTCGACGGCCGGAGAGCCGTAGTTGGTGAAGCTCATCTCCGACAAGGCTGCGTTGCTGACGGGCTGCGTTGCGGGGTAGAAAGCCCCTGTGACCGGTTGAGTCGCTTGCCAGAATGTCCCGGTTACCGCCTGCGTCGATGGGAAGTTCGATATGGAAACGGACCCGCTTACGGGTTGAGTCGCTTGATAGAAAGCTCCCGTGACCGCGACGGTTCCCGTGATGGTCGTGGATACCAGGGATACGGTGACGGTACCGCCAATGTAGATGTTGCCGGATGAATCGACCTTGATGTTCCAAAGTTCTGGAGACCCGGCATAGTCAGAGCCGCCGATGAGAACCGGGTTGATGGGTCCGCCAGCGTTACCGGTGTCGGTTCGGGTCGATGGGGGATACAAACCTTGGACAAGCGGGTCAGCCCATACTGCGGTGACGTTTCCGGGCTGGGAAATCAGAAGTTGACCGGCGTGGGACGGAGGCGTGCTGAGTGAAACGTTGACGGGAGAACCGGAGGTAGCAAGCTCCGTGGATTCGACTACGCCATCACCCGAGACCGTGATCATTGCGCCTGTCCCGACCGTCATGGTGGCGCTGTCGTTTAGGCCAGTTGTGATGTAGGCAAAATCGCTACTACCCGGTGGCGAACCTCCGCCTCCGCCACCCATAGATGCGTCAAGTTGCCCAACAGTGTTAAGCAAAACATACTTGCCCGCGTCGATCGAACCACGGCTGTAGCTGATAGCGTCCGTAAGTGATTCAAAGTAGGGACCGATCTGATTGTATTGCTTCTGAAGCTCGAAAATCTTGCCGCCAAAACCGATGAATACCCAAGTGACTGATCCGTCGTGCGTTGTTCCCATGCTCCAAGTCGGAAGAACAGTACCAGAAGTTCCACCCGCCGATGAGAATTGAATGTTGCCCGTTCCGTCAAAGATGTAGGAAAGGGGCGGGTAGACGTGGTTGGGTTGCCAGAAGAGCAGAGCAGACATTGATTTCCCTCACCCTAGAATTCTAAAGACTTATTGTAGAGGGGATTTGGGGCTGGAACAGCAACGTATTATTGGAGATAGCGCGACCGACGACAATGACCCACTTCACCACAAGGATCAAGGCGTTGTAGTCCTGGGTGAGGACGCCGCCAGCACCCGCATAGATGAGTCCGCCGGGAGTGAATGTCGCGCCCGTCACCGTGTACTCGCTTCCGTAGTTGGTGCCGATGTTCGCGAGCTGTCCAAGGATGACGGGGTCCGTCACGACGCCGCCCAGGAATGGGACGGTCGTGGCGTTCACGGGATCGATAGGAAACACGCTTCCTTGGACTATGCCGACATTCGCCCATGTGACGTTGCCGTCATTAGGGGTTGTGTTGCCAAGAATAGGACCAAATGCCGGGATAGTAGCCCCGGACGTTCCCGCCACGACGACCTGCTGGATGTTCCCGTTCGCGTCGCCGACAACCACCCCGAGGGCGTAGAGGTTGAGCGCCACCCAAGGCTGTGCCGCCCCTATGGTCGCGGCGGTACCAGCCGCCATCGTGGTGCCCGCTGGGAGCGTGCGTACAGCCATGTCGGGCTTTCCGCCTGGCGCAGTGTCAGTAAAAGGTGCCTGTGGCGTAGCGAGGGCGCTAGGTACCAGCAATACGGACAGCACGGAGCCCGCGAGGATGTCCGTGGCTACGCCCGTGGTCTGGGAAGCCAACACCTGGATCGTGTCGCCTACGTTGAACTGCTGGATGACGTTGATGGTCTGCGATACGGGTCCGTCCGTCGTGTTCTGCGTCACCTCTTGGTCGAGGATGACGCCGGTGTTGCCTTGCACGAGGGTGAGGGTTCGCACGCCAGCCGGGCCGCCATCCCATGTGACCATGCCCGAAACGGTGTAGAGCCCCGCGATCTGGATTTCGAACAGGGTCGGGGACTCCACATAGCCGGTCATGTCGTAAGAAGTCTGGTCGAATGAGACCGGCGTCGCGGGACTGGCGTTCGTGTTGACCGGGAGCGACACGGATGAAGTCACCGAAAAGCCGTTGTTCTGGATGCCGACCAGAGATGCAGCCGCCTCCGCCTGCGCCGTAGCCACGGCTGCCTGCACGTCGGATGCGGTCGTCATGATGGAGGCATAGCTCTCGTTCGTGCGAAGCATGGCCAACTGGGTCGAAAGCGGAAGGGACTGCACGTCTGGACGGTCCAGGAAGTTCTGCGGATTGAAGTTCGACGAAGTCCATCCCGTCGTTGTCCCGCTGATTCCCGGAAGCGGTCCGATTTCCACTACTGGCGGCGTCGGGAACGGGAGAAGCGGCTGGCCAGGAAGCCATGAGCGAATGCGGGCGAGGGCGTCGCTCTGGATCTGCAAGTAGGCCGCAGGTGTGCCGAGCGGGTCGATGGCCGAATCCAGCGACGCCTCGTAGGTCGCGACGAAATCCGCGATGTACGGGTCCTGCGCCAGGAGCGCTTGGAGGTTGTAGTTGAACGTGCGCCAGAACTGCGTGAAGCGGTCCACTATGCTGACGTTGGCAAGGGCGTCGTAGGTGTAGCGGAATTGCGGGCGGTTCGTCTGGTACGTCGTGTTGGACGCGATGTTGTTGGTCGCGACCGCGATCACCTGGTTGAGGACGGTAGCCATCGCTGACGGATATGGGCACGATACCGGAAAGGACGCCGTTGCCGCGCCGAGTACGATTGTCTGCATGTTCGCAAGGACGAGCGGGGTAGAGACGTAATCGAGGTTCGAGCCCGTGAACGTTGAGAGGTACACGTTGTCCGCGCCGGAATCGAACTGGGCCGTGCGGGGGTATCCGAGCAGGGATGCCTCGATGTAAGAGAGCTTCCACAGGACGTTCGTCGACGCAACCGGACCGAGGGCTACAAGCGTGTCAAGGAGCGGGATGTCGACCGGTGCCGACGAGGTGCCGGTGCCGCCGAGCACCGTGTTCCACGGGACGGGGTTCGCGGCCAGCGAAGTCAGCGAAGGCACGATGTACGCCTGGTACGCCGCCTCGAAGTTCGGCAGCCAAATTCCGCTGCGTCCCGCTCGGGCGACCTGGAGGTACAGGAGCCAGGCGGCGGTGAGGTTCTTGTCATAGTTGCTCGCTACGATGTTGGACAGCGTGACGAACTCCGTCAGCAGCTTGGATTCCTCGGAACCTTCCCCGCTCGCTATAGCCTGCTGTAGTTGCGGCACGACCGTGACGGCGCTCAAGACGTTCGCTGCATAGATTGCCGGAGGCAGCGAATAGTTCGAGATGATTTCGGACGGCGTCGGCAGGGAGCCCTGCAGTATGGTGGCTGGATTGATCGTCGTCGGGTTGTAGACGACCGCGTTCGTGGTCGCCTGCATCAGGGTCTGGTATTGAGGGCTTGAAAGCTGGGACGCATCCCCGAGGGTGCCCGACAGGGGAGGCACGATGTTCCCGGAGTTGGAGCCCACCTGGAACCCGTCGAAGTTGGTGGATGTCGGCGGCATCACGACCACGCTGGAGTTGTTGGGGAGGAGAGCGCATTGCGCGAATGAAAAGTTGGAGAACTGCGAGAAGCTTATGTTTTTCGGTATGAAAGCCTTCAACTGCGAAAGCGTGAAGCCGTTGAATGCGAAAATGCTGGTGCCGAGCAAGGATGGCAGGGATGGCAATTTCGGGATGCCGAGATTGCAAATCTGCTGCATGAAGTTCGCCAAGGCATTCAGATTGTTCTGCACCATGGCCAGTATGCTCTTCTCCAGCGCCAGTAGCAGCGTGAGGTTCGTCTGGAGCGCCTGGATGAGTGCCATCGATTTCTGCATGTACGTGTAGATTACATGGGTATACGTGACGACATCGGCGGCAAGCTTGAACTTGCGCTCCTCCTTGCCGAATTCCGAGTCCACGCTGGTTTGGATGAGGGATATGTAATGCTGGATGTGCTTCTGGATGTCCGCCTGCTCCTTCTTGACGGCGAGCATGGCGTCGTTGATGTCGGACGAAAGGCGGCGACCGTCTTCCAGCGCGTGGTGGTACACCTTCTCAAGCTCCGGTGCACCCGCGTAGTTCGGACGTTGCGCGATACCCTTGACCAGTATGGGCCAGTACAGCGACTGGGGTGACGGGATTTGAAGTGGCGGAAGAATCGACGGTGTGGCCATTTATAGTGTCCTATGCGACGATGTCGCTGCTAAGGTCATCGGAGATTGTGTCGTTGGCGTTCGACGCCGGGATGCCGCCCTGGCTGTGGACGATATCGAGAGCTTCGTTCGTGATGCGTGCCAGTGCCATGTTAATCATCTTCTGGCAGGTATGGATCATGTCCGTGTGGCTGTTTACGGATACGGAATTCGCCTCCACAAGGTAGTCGCCGGTGACGTTCATCTGATAGTTCCCGTTCACGGTGAGGTCCACATCCCCGTTGATTTCCAACCGCAGCGCCTTTCCCGGCGTGCTCCCGCTGGCTCCGATAGTCGTGGTAGCCCCCAAGACGCCTGAAATCCCGCCGTCCATGGTGAAGGTCATGGAGCGCCCCTGCTTGTCGGCACCGATCCAGGCTACCAGTCCGCCCGCCAGGTCCATAAGGAGGGACTGCCCGTGATCGGTGTCCTTCCCTGCGCGGATGAGGATGTCCCGCACCGTATGGAAGTCTATGCTAAGCCCTTGCCGGTCCATGCTGTTCACGGTGGGGCCGGGATTGATGGTGGAATACGGCCATTTGCCGGACACGGGCTGGCCCGCGTTCATCAGATTATGGAACGCATAAACGCTATCCCCAAATCCGTATGTAGGACGACCAGGCGAATGGGAGTCGATGCGGGCACCGCTCGTGGCGTTGTAGCTGCTCACGGGCTGGTAGTTGACGCCGGGTCCATCCGCGTAGCCGTTATTGAAGTGGGCTCGCAGGGTGTCTGGCGTGCGTGCCCCGAAGCGGAATACGATGCCGCCATCGGACGCCCCGCGAATAGAGATGTTCTCCCCGTAGGTCTTGTTCGTAAGGGACGGCGTGAGGGTTCCCGTTCCGCTCTGATTCCCGACTTGTCCCAAGGCTGACTTGTTCCAGTATTGCAGCGTGCCTGGTGCGCCGTTGCGGGCGGTGAACGCATCGCTCTTGCCACGGTTCTGCGTGAGGACCTCGCGTCCTCCGTACGGCAGGGAACAATCGTCGGCACCGAAGCGCATCACGCACTGCCCCAGCGCCTGCAAATCCACGGCATCTTCCTCGCTCATGTTCTTGCCGATCACGAGCTTGAGGGAGCCGACCAAATGTCCTTCCACTGAGCGTCCGGCACCGTGCGGATATTCATACGGCGCATCGCCGCCATCCAGCGCATCCTGCCACGGGTTGTTCGCCTGGGGGATGGACGAGCCGACTTCGAACAGGAGCATGCCTTCCTTCGTCACGTCCCAGCGGGTAGTGTTGAACTCGTACGGGAAGCGGACGGAGTAGCAGCTTGCCGCCATGCGGGTTTCCACGAAGTCCTCACCCTGGTCGTCGCCGACCGGGAGGTACCCCGACTCGAAATTGGCACCGAAACGGCCAAGATAGTTGTACGGGGTCAGTATGGGGATGAGCGGGTATCCGAAGGTCACAGGGTCGAACCGATTGGACCCGACGAGGGTGCCCTCCGCCTTTTCGATGATGAATCCGCGACGCGCCGGAGTCTGCCCTTCCTGCGTCGTCGGCCCAAGAGCTGGAGCAGTGCGGCTTTGCGGGTTGTCCCACGCCTGATCGACCATGAAAGAATCGCTGTCGTAGGCCACGTTCGTGGTCGAGCCGTTCGGAAGCTGCGTGCCCTCTTCGTTGACGGTGGTCTGCAAGTTCACCGGCTGCGTCGTTCCGAGGATGAAATCGATGAGGGGCGTCTCAAGGACATCCTGCGGCATGGGGTAGTCGAGCGCGAACTCCTGAATCTTCTCCACCTTCTCGGACAATGGGATGACGTTCTCGGTTCCCTTGAGATAGCGGTCCTGGTAAGCGGCATTGGAATTGAGGAACAGCACCCATGATTGCGTCCCGTCCGGCAGCGTCGTCGGTATGATCTGGGAGTTAAGCGTCAAAGACGGCGACTGAGGCGGACGGTTCACCGGTCCAGCGAAACTCAGGCCGGAGTCCGCATAGCCCACGTTGCGGCTCGTCGTCAATGTGCGCGTACGGCGGAACACATCGAGCTTATCGCGGCTGAAATCGGACGCCGATGTGTCCCAACCCTCATCGACTTTTTCGCTGTAGCCGGACGTGGTGGTCATTGCCTTCTGGCCGGGGAATGCCTTGCGGTACGTACCACGGCGGCGTGCGGTGAGGCCGTCGATGCCCTCCGTCCAACGGTTGGCGACGGCGTCGATGGCGGGGATGGTGCTGGTCGTGATCCACGAGATGATGGCTACTTCCGAAAAGCCGCTTGAGTGGTAGAGATGGATGGCTATGCAGCGGGAGCCCTGCTCCGGCATATTCACATCGGTGGATTCGGCTGACGATGCATTGGACGGCCACACGCGGATGTCCGAGTAAGTCAGCCGATCCTTGTCGTTTTGGATAGTGAGGACCTTGCCTTCATAGTCCACGGATATGACTGTCGCCGTGAACGGCGTGTAGAGCATGTCCTGGCGGTTGGTCTCCGCTATCGTCGGTCTGTAGTTGTCCCGGTTGTCGGTATATGTTTGCATTATTTACCCTGGGATTACCGATCCCGAAAATGCCTCCGCCGCGACGGCTGGGGCTGTGGGCACTGCGGCAGCCACCACCGGTCCCGGCGTTGACGGACGCTGTTGAGTTGCCGGGGTTGCCAGGACCTGCGCCTGGAGCGCCGAGCCTGACAGGACGACTGCACCGGTGAGGAACACGCTAAGCTTGGTCTGTTCCGCCGTGACCGTGTTCTGCACTAGTTCGCTGTTGAGAAGCGTGTCCGGCTGGCCCTGTGTTATAGTACTGGCGCTGGACGGATTGAAGCCCGAATAGTCCAATTCGAACACGGTGATATTAGCCGTGTTTAGGACCGACTGCGGGAATTGTAGAATCGTAATCGGCTTCCCCGTCGCGCCGGTCGCCGGATTTCCAGAGGAATTGACCGGTGTCGTGGTCTGCGCCGTCGGACTACCTGAATTCACTGGGCTGTTCGTCGTCCCAGCCGTCGTGTTCAGAGCCGCCATTGCGCTTGGTGCCGGATCGGTGGAACTAGTCGGTTGGCCTAGTCCCGCGAAGAGGGCCGTCTGCGTGTTCTGGAGTGTCTGGACGGTGCTCTGTGCTGCGGTAGCATCGGTCTGTAAGACGTAGCCATCCCGAGTGAACTCCTGGAGAGCCGTCTTGAGGTCGATGTAGCGACCCCACGGAAACGGGGAGATGACCTCGTAACCCTTGCCGTCCGTGTAGGGGATGGTCATAAACACATCGGCATAGTAGTCCTGGTCGACATGGCGCTGGTTGACGAAGATGCCGGTGCCTACAACGGCGCGGATGGTGTTGACCCCCGGTGCCCCGCCCGGGACGGAAACGCTCTGGCTCCCCGCCACGAATGCGGCTGAGTATGGTGGCAACGGCGTTATGGTGCCGGGTGTCGTGGGCGTGATGGATTGAGGCAGGTACGATTCAAGGCTAGCGGGTGTCGGTGCCGATGTCGGTGCCGCTGGCGTAGCGGCGGTCGATGTCCCGACCGTGGCATAGAGAGGGTCCGTGTCCGCTTGGATGCGCCAGGCGTTGTCGGCTGTATCGGAAGACGGTCCATAGTAGCTGGCATACGTCGCCTGCTGATCGGCGATGACGGCATTCTGATCAGCCGTGATGGGCGAATTGATGCTGAGACTCGTGACGGCACTGGGATTCGGTCCCGGACGCGGAAGCGTAATCTGTTGGCCAGCCAGTTTGCCGGGGGATGCGATGGTGGTGGGGGCGGTGTTCGCACCCAAAAAACTGCTGAGTTGCTGGCTTTCGGATGTTGCGGTGGTGTTGGCGGCTTGCTGAATATTGGATTGGGTCTGGGTCTGCAGGGATGTCGGCCCAGCCGTCCACTTCAACACGAGGTTCGGCTGCGATGCGAACACAGTGTTAGGCTGACCCTGTTGCGTGTCCCCCTTCTGCGGGTACATGGGACGCTTGCGCAACGTGTCGAGCGTGACGGTCATAGTCGCCCCGCCGCCCTGGTTGTAGGAGATGGACACGTTCTTGGTATAGCCGTACATATCGCGATGCGGGATGTACATCGGGAATCCAAGGTGGATTTCCGGGCGCATAGGAATGCTGAACGTATAGGTGCGGTATCCTCGATTGGCAAGAGCAAGCTCTGAACATGCCTGTGCAAAGGTCGAGTAGTTGTCGTTGTCACGCAGCCATGGGATGGTGCGTGCCGGTTCCTGCCGCAATCCGTAGCGGGCGATTTTTGCTAAGTCCATGTATTCGGCGACTGGTCGCAGGTCGCCTGGAATCTGCAAGTACTGCGTGTCGGTCGTGGTGTTGCCCTGGATCGCCATTCGCGTCGAACGCACGGCCTTCTCGTCCTCGGTTTCCTGCTCGCTCTTGATTTCAGACAGATGGACGATGAACGGGTTGTTGGTGTTGTTGATGTCCGTATTCGGGTTCTGCTGCGAGTAGGTTTGGCTCGCCGTCGCGCTGGTCGAAAGGTTCGTCACATCGAGGTTGTAGAGCGGCGGCTTGATGATGATCTGGCCGTCGATGTCCTGGAAGCACTCGAAGTTGATGACGCTCGTTATGGTGCGCAAAAGCTCGGCACGGGAAACCACGCGCCCATTGATGAGCTGGATGGAGCCTATGCCGTGGTCGCATTGGTAATCGCGGATTTTATCTACGTTGACGATGTCCTGGTAATCGGAGTCCTTTCTCTTGGAAAACCATGCGTTCTCGACGGAGAGGAGGGACCACCCCTTCGCGCCTTTGTTCGGCGATTTTTGCACTATGCTGTTTAAAAGGGGGATGACGCTCTTGATGTCCTTATTCTGCAGTCCGTAGATGTGCGAATCCTGGCAGATGTCGAAGAGAATGCCCTGGAACTTGGCTACGAACCCGTCCGTGAGGGCGTTGAAGTATGGGTCATTCTGAATGATATTCTGCCGGAGGGAACTCACGTAGAACCCATCCGTGAACGACGGATAGAGGAACGTGAAGGCCATTTGGGCATAGGGATTCATGTTCCAGAGGATGCTGGTCATCGGCGTCACGTGCACGGCGGCGCTGGATTGGATAGCCGGGTTGAGGTCGATCTGCATCAGCTCGAACAGGCGCATAATCCCCTGGATTTGTACGGTGATCGTAAGCGTCTTGCCGTCGTCAGAGTGGGTTATGTGCGTCGTCAGGCCCTTGAAGACGCGGCGGAAGAGCGTGTTCCCGTTGGACGCGAAGTAGTAGCCCTTCGCGTAGACCTGGACCTGCATCATAGTCTGGATGATGTTGGTTCCGCCCGGGACCTGGAACAGATGGCGTTCGTGGGCGGGCACGGTCAGCGTGAACGATCCGCTCGGGATCATGTTGTCCACATCATAGTTGGAGTTGAACGACGTGATGTAGTCGTTGAAGTTGACGATGACGGGATTGCTCGGGTTGGCGCTCAGGAAGACGTTCTTGAGATAGGGCAGACCGTCCAAATACACGACCAGATCGGGGCAGGTTTTGATTATCTCCCGCTCTTGTGCGCTTTGAGCTAGATTGCGTATGTTTCCCATTAGGCGTCCAATGTCCCGTTCCAGTAACTCTTGTACGTCGTGTCGGCATTGAAAATCGGAGGGGTCGGCGAGTAATCCACGCCGGTCGTCGATGTCGTCGGCAATACGCTCGAAGCGGCCTCCGATGCCGCAGCGGGCGACTGCGCCGTCGAGGAAAGCGGCGGCTGGGGCGGCTGGGTCTGGGCACTCGTCGAAGTGCCGGTCATGGAAGGCGGCGTGACGGTAATGTTCGGGTTCGAGTTCGGATTCATGGCGTTCTGGTACACCGTGTACGAGTTGCCCCGCTGCACGTTGTTCGGCATGTTGTTATAGTACGGTGAATCGCCGCGAAATCTTTCCTTCCACGCTACGAACGACATGGTGAAGTTCGACAGGAACGGGTTGTCCGCGTCCTGGCTCACCTCAAGGGTGTCGAACATCCCGTACCAAATGAACTCTTTGCAGTTGAGGATGACATCCTGGTGCATCTTGATCGGGCGACGCGAAAAGCTAAGCGCCTGCGTGTTTCCGTATGCGGCCTCGCCCTCGAACCAGTAGCCGTTGTTCTCGAAGGTGTCGATGAGCATTTCCAGGTTGCGGAAGCTCTTGGTGTATTCGGCGTATGCGTCCGTGAGTCCGAACGCAAAATACTGTCCCGCCGTCTTCCCGGACAAGCTGATGCGGACGAAGTCCTCGCCCCAGACGCCGAATTGCCATCCGCCTCTGGAATAGCTTTGATTGTCCAGCGTGCTGTGGTTTATCTGGACCGTGGACGGATTGATGAGGAAGCGGTATACCGCATCCTGCGTCGGATCGGGGTTGCCGATGGTGTTGATTCCGCGATTCTGTACGCGAATCGTGATGTAATTCGTGAGCGGTTTCAGTGCGACGGCAATATTGGCCGCCTGCAGGATTTCGTTGGATGTTAATGCCTCATCCTCGACCGTGTATATAGATACCTGAACGAGGTGCTTCTCGCCTCTGATCGGAAGGAGGTTGAGCGTGGTGTCCTGGTTGCCTTGGACTCTGGTGCTGTTTGCGTTGCTGATGTTGGTGGGATTTCCCATGCTTTTTCCTCTCTACCCCGGAATTACCGATCCAGAAAATGTTTGTGTCCCTATGACTGGGGCAATAGGCGTTTCAATGGCTCCGGTCCCCGGGCGGACGATGGTGCCCGTAACAAGGTTGGATAATACCCCGCTCGTCGCGTAATAGAAAAGCGTGAGGGTGCGCTCGACCTGGAACACGAAATTGAAATGCCACTGGTACGGTTTGTTGGCATCCATCGTGAAGCTCAAGGACTTGAAGAAGCCGAGATATTGGCTGTTGTGAAAGCGCATCACCACATAGCCGCGCTTGTACACATCGTTGTTCCGGGCTTTGACCATGTCGCTTGAAGCCCCCACCGTCTGCGAGAACACCGCTGTCTGATTGGGGTTCGGGATGTCGGGAGATTGATTGCCGTAATCGAACCCGAATCCGCTTGGGTGCAGCCATGTGGTAGCGTTCATCTTGAAGGTGGCCAGGAACTCCTGGAAGGCGTCCTCGGCCTGGATGCGGAAAGGTTCGAAGTTGGTCTGCAAGTCCATCGTTGGGGACCGCGAAAAAGCCAACTGCTGTACGGCGGCGACCGCATGGTTAGCCGGGGGAATGGGGTTGCCGGACTCCGCCGCGACCTGATAGATATCTACGCCGCTGTTCGTAAGCTTGTAGGCGTTCGTGACCAGCGTCGATGCATACGACGGCACGCCCGCCAAACTGAAGTAGTCGGTGAGCCCGAAGCGGTTCATGAAGACGCCGGTAGAGCCTTCCCCGGTGATCATATCCGCCTGCATGCCCCACATTGTCATGTGGAAGCCGGTGCGAGTCGGTTCCATGTTGGCGAGGTGCTTCAGAGAAATGTTGTATCGGGAGATGGAGCAGTTCAGGTTGACGGTGATAGGCTGTCCCGTCGTCGGATTGGTCAACATGGAAGCCGGATTCGCCTGGTCGAGGTAGACCTGGAACGAAACGGGATAGTTGCCCGTCTCCGTGTTGGCGTCGACGAGGTTCTTGTCCTGGTACCAGGGCTGGTTGCCTAGCCCGGCTGGGTCCGGCGTGGACGAGGAGGCGACCACGAGCGCTTCGTATGTGCCCGGGGTGATCGACGCGACGGGCAGCGGCTGGTACGGAATAGGGTCCGGATTGATGATCTGCGAGACATTGTTCCCGCCGATGTTTTTCTCCTGGCTTCCAGCGATGGTCGGTCCGCCGCTCGTAAGACTCGTCTTGGCACCCGCCATCACCTTCGCCACGTAGGCCGGATCGTATATTCCCCCGGACCCGGTGTGGAATTGGGAGATGGTCGTCGCCTCATCGCCGTTGTTCTTCTGGTACAGGTAGTTGTAGTAGGCGACGCCACCGGCGATGTTCTGCGCCGGATCAAGCGGAGCGAAACCCCGGACCGAGGAGTTAGGGCTGAAGTTGCCGTTGCTGTCGAAGCTGTTGGAATTCAATTGCATCAGGCCGAAATCCTTAGAACCATTGGTGTTTTGGCCTATGGCATTGGAATTGTAACCGGACTCCGTCTGCACGATTCCCGAGATGATGTTGGCGGTGTTCGGCGGAAGATTGTAATTCGCCACGGATGTCGCGATGTATCCGTTGACCGTGTCCGAGGATGGGCTGTTTGGGCTTGGCATGTGTTATCCGCCTATGGCGTGGACCATTCTGGGCGCTCCGGCGCTTGCAGAGTTCGGGGTGCGATCTTAACAGGGCCCATCGGCGTCGGAGTCGCGCCGTGCGGGGATGCGACCTCACCGGCCTTCCCCACGGCTGCGGTCACATGGGACCCTACGATGTTTGAATACACCTGCGTGGAACTATCCACGGCGTTGATGGTGATGGTTTGATGACCGGTCTTGATATTGCCGGTGATTTGTCCGGCGTCCTTCATCTGCTGTAGCAAATCTAGCTGCTTGCCCTGGATGTCTATATCCGCCGTCGCCGTGCCGTGCCCGGCGTCCATATAGTTGGTTGCCGAGATGCCCCCTTTCGCGAAAAGCTTCTGGATTCCATCCGCCATGATTGCGGACTGTATCTTTGGGTCTTGTGCTTTCGACGTGAGATCGTACAATGCGTGCGGGTTCAAATCCTGGGCGTCGGTAACCCCCGAAGCCATCGCCTTCACGGCCTTGTCCATCATGCCCTGGTCGGCCTGGGAAGGGGGAGTCTTTAGTAGGTTTCCCATGTCGTTGATCTTAACCTGGTCTCGTTCCTTAGTCTTCTGGTCTGTTTCGGGATTATCTATGATTTCCGTCAGGTCGGCGATGGCCTTTTCCAGATCACCGGATTGCATGAGAGTGTTATACTCAGACTTAACCGCATCCCCGCTATCCGCAATCTTCACCTCCGAGTCGGGTGTCGTGGAAAACGTACTGACGATGCGTGAAATCGTGTTGAGCGGTATCATAAGCATGTTGAACAAATACTCGAACGCATTGGCATAGTAGTCAGCCGACGTGCGGCTCAGCTCCGTCACGGCTTTGGCCTTTTCATCCGTCCCTTTCTTGTCGCCCATCACGACTGATTCCGCATAGGATTTCATCATCTTAGCGGGATTGGCCGCCAAGTCTTTTTGTACGGCACTAACTATACCGGCCATCACGGCTGGGTCATTCATCATATTGACCGCCATGTCCTGTGGACTGTTCCCGATACCCGGCACCCCCTTGCTTACATTGTACATGTCTTCGAGTTTCTTGTTCTTTTCCTCCCCTTCGGGCATGGCGTGGATCAGGTTGGGCGCTCCGGCCCCCAGGTCCATGAGTCCTTTTAAAACTATAGGGAAATCCTTGGGATCGAGGCCGAAGGTACTCGCCGAAGCGGACGCTAGGGTTGGGACCGTGGCATTCGGCTTCAGTAGGTCCGACATACTTGAACCCGAGTTCGCAAGTCCTGCCATAAGGGCGCTCGCCTGGAGAGCCGCCTTGGTGGACAAGTTTGCGCCATACGAACTGATGCCGTATGTAGCCGCAACTTCTCCACCCGGCGTCGTCCCAGGCTTGACGACGGCGTTCATCTGATTTTGTTCATTGATGAGGTTCTCGGCTGCGGACTGCAGCGTCTTCTTCCCTTGGCCTTCTTGCATGGAGGCGAAGAGGCCTTGCATCTTCATCACGTCTTGCGGCGTCGACATGTCGTAGCCTTTTGTGTTCACTCCTTGATCGGCCAATGCCTTCGAAAATTGGGTCTTGGCTCGTTCGACGGCCTCTCTTTGAGTGTCCTGGAGAGCGGTTTTCATATCCGGGGTCATCGACTGAAAGGCATAAGCCGTCTGTTCCGGGGTTTTGTTTTCTCCGGCACCTGTCAATGCCTTTGCCATGCCTTCTATGCTATCCGCCGAACTTGTCCCGGAAGCGCCGAGGGCCTGCACAATGCTCACGGTCTGGTCGAACGACTTGTTCATATTGTCCAGGCTGTCCGTCAACTTATCGATGATGTCGAGGTATTTGGTAGTGCTGAGACCAGACATGCGGGCCTGCGAGTTGACGCTGTACAGGAAGTCGGACGTTGATTCGAACGTCTGGCGCATCGTAGTGAGCATCTTCGTCATGCGGACGACCGTCTCGGAATCGGTCAACCCGAGGGTCTTCCCCACGGTCATGGCATTGTGCTGGAACTCCCCGAAGACGCCGCCGACGAATCCGGAACCCGTGTCCGGCATCTGGCCGCTGGGCAGGCGCTTGTTTTTGAGATCACCGGGTTTGCCCGCCGATATCTCCGTGGTGTCCAGTCCCTGCTCCCGCATCGTCTGGGCGATACCTAAGTTGCGAGTAAGATTCTGCCCGAATGCGCCCACGAGGTTGGCACCGAGGTTCTGACGCACGGTTTCCAAAGATTGTCCGCCGGACTGACCCGGGGTGTACAGGGCACCCCCCATGCCTTTGTCGATTTGCTGGTTCTGCTCCGCCATGTGATCCCAGACGCTGGTCATCGCCTTGACCGCTTCCTTCACGACTGCTGCTACGATCAGCGCTTCACCGACTCCGGGCATTGCCATCTCGGCGGCCCCGGCAAGCATGCCGCCTTCCTCTCCACCGGCGGCCATGGCATTCATGCCTAATTTAGTAGGGCGACTGTACCCTCCGCCACCGGCTTCCTCGCCCGCCATCCGGCGCTGCAGCATGTTTCCGAGGCGTGCGTTGAGGCCGCGTCCCTTACGGCCAGCGAGAATTCGACCCAATTCGGCGGATGTGAGTTGGCTACCCATTTCAGGGGCGTCCGGGTCAATGTCCGTCTCGTTGGCACCCGACATTCTGGCTGCTGCTGCGTGGCGGACATGAGCTTGGATGCGGCTTGCATGGAATCCAGCCGACCGGAGGTCCTGCTGCGTCGCACGGTCGGCCTTCACTCTCTGATAAGCACGCTTGGTGTCGAAAAGGGTTTCCATTTTATTCATGATGCGGGACGACGACCCCATCTGGTGCAGGCTGGAGTTCAGGTTTCTCACGTGCGACTCGAACCCGGCTATGCTCTTCGTGTCGAATCTTGCGTTGAGGCGCTCCACTTCCTTGGTGACGCCGGAGACGGTGCTCTGGAAACCCTTCAGCTCATCCCCGGCGACGGCGACGGAGTCGCCGTATTGGAGCACTCCCTTCTTCGCGGACTTGAGCGTATCTTCGAGTGTTCTTATTTGGCGGGTGAGCGCGGCGGCGGCGGTCGGGCTTTCCTTGGCAAGACGCTGGGTGAGGGCGAGCAAATCCCCCACATCGTCAACGACTTCCTTGTAGGTGACTTTCTGCGCACCAAGACCGGCACCGATGCGCTTGTTGATCTCGGCTATGCGCTTGTGGACATCCTCAACCTTCTGGGAAGTGTTCAGGACATCCTTGAGGCCGCCCGTCATCTTCTGCGTAGTTTCAAATGCCTTCTTGAAGTCATCCACCAAAGTGAGCATAGTGGTGTGTATCTGCACGGTGGCATTCGCAAGCTTGGCGATAGACTCCAAGAGCTGGGCGCTGGGACCTGTAGCGTCGCTCGATTTGGGTGTTCCGGGCTGATCCGGCGGAATTGTCTTATCGTCTGCCATCTAGTTCCTTATTCTTCCTTTGGCTTATCTTCGACGGTCAACTCATTGATCGTTTCGGCAATGACGTTTTTGTTGGCGGCTTCGATTTCGCGGAGCGCCTGATCCATGAAGCGCTTCTCGACTTCCGTCATGACGGCGGAATCCGGGAACGACTTCGCGAGGCGATCCTCGATGCGCTGGCTGTGGACCATGACCGCCTTCCAGAGGATGGTCGTCACTTCCTGACCCCATCCGAGGATGAGATTGCGGAGCACGACTTGGACATCCTTCTTCGCCTTGGTCGCGTCGGTCGGGTCCGGCACGAAGCGGGCGGTACCCTTCAATTCACGGATGTTCACCCCGTCGATCCAGGATATCGCACGCGACAGCATCTCGCACTTGATGAGCTGCACCCATATATAACCCTTCGACTGCTCCTGGGAAAGAAGTGCGGCGACCTCTTCCTCCGTGGGAATGTTGCTGATGCGGAGCTGCACCTTGCGGCCACCGGCGTCGAGGGTGAGGATTTCCTCATAGTCCTCGATGCCAAAAAATCTAACTCCGGCAAGAACTTCTTCCAACGACGGTGTTTCCGTTTTTACTTCGTTCACTACTTCATTCGTCACTTCACTCATAACTTCCTCCCTGAAATGGTATCTCAAGTCCAAACATCGAAACTTACTGGTAACGCTTGATCTTGTCCTTCGGATTCTCGACAAGCTCGGTGTCCCGCATGATCGGACGCCCCTTGCGCAGATTCTTCTCCCGCTCGCGCACCTGTTCCTTGGTGATGATCGTAAAGCCTTCCTTCTGCGAGACCCCTGGACCCCCATGCTTGGATACGATGTTCACCAGGCGCTTGGCTTCCGCCTCGGCGGCGGCGACTTGCTGGCGGGCGAATGCGTTCATGACCTTTTCGTGCTTGTCGTCGGACAGCATGCCCTTGAGTTCCCGCATGAGGCCTTCGGTCGTGTCGGATGGATGACCCCAGCCGTCGTCCAGGTTGACGGTCTGCTGCTTGACGATGTTCTCCCACGCCTCCATGGCGTCCGGCTGTAGCAACCGCCCGGCGGTCTTGAGTTCCGCCGCGAAGCCATCCACGGAATGACCAGCCCAGGGCCGCACGATCATGGTAGCGTTCATCATGGCGTCGAGGCGTGTCTTGTTCAATTCCCGGTAAGTGCAAAGTGTGGCCCACAGGCGTGCGTGGTGCGGCGGCGCAAGAATCTTGAGTTGGGCACCGTCGGGCATAGTGACGACCTTGTTCTCGAACGATGTTAGGGCGATTCCCTTCCCGTGCCACTGGAATTCGCTGAGGCCGGTGGTCGAGTAGGCCGTCATATAGGGTGCAAGGCTGATGTCGTATTCCGTCATTTCCTTGACGACTCGCGCCAGCGCAAAGACCTCGACGCCGGTCAATTTGTTTAGCTGATCCCGCGTGAACGACGTGGCCAAAAGCAGGATGTTCTCCACGAATTCCAAGTCCTGGTACCAACGGTAGAGCAGTTTACGCTCGGTCGTGTGGACTCCCCGGACCCACCCTACGCGCTTGGTGCCGACCATGAGCGGACGGATTCTGGCACCCATGTCCAGAAGCTCCTCGCAGGCGTCGGACACCCGCGACCGGACATCGGCGATGAGCTCCGGCTCGGCGTGCTGGATGGAGCCGGAGAAGATTTCATTCATCAGCTCCGTGCCGGACATGCCCTTGATGTCTTTATTTGGCATCGCGTGCCTTGAACTTGCCTCCGAACGGATTCTTGTCCTCCTCGTCAGCGAACTTCGGGATGGCTCCACGGTACTTGCTGCCTCTCACGATCTGCCGGTCAATCTCGGCGGCTTCGGCAAGCTCCTTTCTGCCGAATGTTGATTCCATGCGCTTTACGAGCGTATCAGAGGTCGTCTCGGCATCGTCACGGATGATTTCTACTTGGCGGGAGTACTGGATAGGGTCGGGAGCCTTGTAGAGATTGCCGGTCGTAAAGTGTTGATTCTCGGGCTGCATGCCCTTGTAAACGATCAGGACGCGCCCCAGGATCGGTCTCGGAAGCGAGGTCATCAGGCGGTAGGCATCCTGAAAGTTCTTTATTTTCAATCCGCTAACCTCAACCAAGGCTGTGGCAAGATAGACACACTTCTCGTCCAAACCCTTTGTTTTCATCTCAAACTCCTCCTTCCATACCAGGCGGCGGAACTTGAATTCGAAGTTAGCCAGGGGGACTGTGATGAGGTCGCTCATACATTTTGTTCCAGGAAGACCTTTAGTCTAAAGTAGATAATACCCCGAAAGGGTGGCCGTCTCAGCGACCGGCGTGGTATAATGGTGGTGCGGAGGATAAAATGCAAACCAGCGAGTATATGACGCCCGTCTATAGCAGTGCTTGGGACCAGTTCAACCGGGGCGACGGGATCAGCGCCCACACCTTCGGAAACTTCATCCTCGCGGTCTTGATCCTCGCATTACTCCTTTGGATATCGTACCGCGTCCTGGAATCAGAAAGGGCAGAGAACCCCATCCACTTCGCGCTGCGAGTCGTGTTACGTGTCATCTGGCGCAACATCCGACTCCTCTTCAAAACTATCTTCGCCGTGCTCTGCATCATCGCGGGCTTTGGCCTCCTATTCAATTGCGCATCACCCTCGCCGGTGCTGCCCACGACGACGACGGGCGGCGGACCCCAGGGAGAGAAGCTCGCGGCATTCGAGAACAGCATCCTGTGGCTGCCGTCGCAGGTGTGGTATGCATTCATCGGAATCCTGCAAATCCTTTCGTTCATCATCCTCGTATTCGTCGCGGGCGCGATGGAATGGGTCGCGCTAAACTTGGCGCTAATCGGGATAGTGATCGTGATCGCCTACGCCATATGGTCAATCTACACCGTGAACGACGTGATCAAACTCGAAAACAAGATGCGCGAAACCTCTTCGGTCGATCGGGAGCAGCGACGGCAACGGCTGGACGAAGAGAGTCAATGCGATATTATCTGGCGCTTCCATGAAAATTTCAACCTTCCCTAAATAATTCCCCTTCCAGGTAGTATTATGGTGTGCGCCCCGTGTCTCTTATCCAGCACGGTTGGGGGCGGCACCTTTCCCGCCCCCTAATCATCCGAAGGGTATCCATGCTATCCGAAAACCTCTGTTGGCTTCTGCTCAATAACAACGAACACGATCTGATCGTCCGCTACCGCCGCGAATTGGAGTGGGCCGCACAGACGCTACACATCCTCGACGTATCCGGCGCGGGCGACGAGCCGTGCGGCCTGGTTCTCGCGTTGATCCTCTCCTACGACAAAGCCAACGGCTACTGCCCCGATGAACAGGTGTTGTGCGACTACGTGACATTGCGCAAGAAGGACATCACGACCGCAGAAAAGCTGAAGCACTTCGGGGACGAACTCGAGCGGATGCGCACCTATATGCGGGAGAACGAGGGGATCAAGGACCCTGAGACGCAAACCAATGTCCTGTTCGAGGCCACGGGTCCGCTGATCGAGAAGCTGGTCGAGGACACGCGGCTCGCCATTCACACCAAAAAAGCCGATGTCTACAAGGCGTTTGCTCTCGGCCAAACCAAGATCACCGGCAAGAAGGGCACACCTGATCGTAAATCTACACCGGACGATGCCGTGCAGATGATCCGGGAGTTCTGGTCGAAGGGCGACCTTCAAAAGACGAGATTGACGCCGGAGGGCGCTCTCCACGAGAACACCGAGGCCGTCAAGCTCGAAGTAGAGCGATGGATGAGCGGGGACGGAAGCGATCGCATCCTCACCGGCTTTCCGCACGTCGACAACCACATCGTCATCACGAAGAACCTTAACCAGTTCATCGGCATCATGGGATTCGCCAACGACGGCAAGTCCACGCTCCTGTTGACCATGCTTTACAACATGGCGTGCCAGGGGAAGAACGTCATCCTATGGGTGAAGGAAACCGAACCGATGAATGTGTGGATTCACCTCGCGTTCCTCCACTCCTACCGGTATAGAGACGAATTCGAACTTCCGGCCATGGATACGTTCTTCAAGCGAACAGCAAGCAAGGAGGATTTCGCCAACCTCCAGCGGATTCTAGACGACATCAAAAGCCGCGTAGGCATCCCGGGCTTGTTCGAGGTCAAGCGCCTCTCCGACTGGGACACCCTGATAGCGCACCTGAATGCGAACCAGAAGAAGAACCAGTATGATGTATGCGGCATCGACTACCTGACGCGCCTGGAGATTCCCGGTGACCCGGCATGGTTCGACAAGAACATCATCGGCTACATCCACAAGGCATTCGATCTCAGTCGCAATTTCGACGAGGGACGCGGGTTGGTCGTCATCACGCCGGTCCAGATCAACCGCACCGGATACAAGGAAGCCAAGAAGAAGAAGGAGGGTGAGAAGAAACACGACATGACATCGATCAACCAGCATTCGGATTTCTTCCGCGACATGGATTTCATCGTGAGCATCTTCTCGGATGAAATCATGAAGCGTGCAGGGGACCTCCTGGTCGAAACTCAAAAGGTCCGCAACGGTGCATATCCGCCGTCGGCACGGGTCCGCATCGACGAAAATTCCCGCTATGTAGGTGCCAGCGCCGCCCAGATCGACGCACGGATTCAGAGCATGATTGACCGAAAGACCCTATCCGATGTTACCAAGTGGAAGGAGACGATCATCGATTCCGTGGATGACAGCCTCGGTCTTGATTCGGACCCGGAAATGGGGGGTGTTTAAAATGCCGAAGACATCGAATAAGCCACCGGCTTACCAGTGGTGGGTGAAGGATTGGCTCGCGAGTCCGACGCGGTTGGCCATGTCTCCTGCGGCTCGCGGCATCTACCGTGACCTGCTGGATTTCATGTGGGATTCCGGCATAGCGGCACTACCAGATGACGAGATTCTGCTTCGCAAATACGCGAACTGTACGGAGGCAGAGTGGCGTCAACACGGGAAGCAAATTCTGGAGAATTTCGTGCCGTGTGGAGAAAACCTCATCACGAATCCCAAGATGGCAGCCCAGTGGAAAGAACGTAAGTCTTTCCTAAACAACATGGTGAAGCGTGGACAGGCTGGGGCTAAGAAGAGATGGCACAAGCATGGCACAAGCAATGGCACAAGCAATGCTAAGGCAATGCTTGGCGATAGCTCTGCATCTGCATCTGCTTCTGCTTCTGCAGTTAGAATGAAGAAAGAAGAGAAATCACCATTTTTGGTCGAGGACATCTAAGCATGAGCGGAATAAAAAAATACCGGCCAGCCGAGAACTCGGACGCATTCCAAATCCACTGCTACCTGTGGAAGATGCTGGGCGAGCCTAAATACCTGGACACACCCGGAGCCAACCAGAGAGGCGTCCTGGATGGCAATCGTTTGATCGATGCCGGGTACGACAAGGAACGTTGCGGGAAGATCATCCGATTCGTCGTGCAGGACGACTTCTGGGCTGTCCGCGTCGTTACGGTGAGCAAGCTCGCTGAGTTCCTCCTCTATCCCTCGAATTTGGACGCATGCCTTGAAACCAACTACGAGGTTTGGGTCCGTGCCGGTGGGCCTACGTGGTGCAAGCATAAGAAGCCGAAGGACTCCTGCGTCATGTGCGTTCCTCCCCCGTCGCGTGAAAGCTGCGGATACAAACCGTGTCACGGTGGTCGTATGAATGTGCTTTATCCAAACAGCCTGGATGACGCTTACGGGTGGAAAATCCATCTCGAAGTTGCATGTCCGAAGTGTAAATCCGATGAGTTCAAGAAAGAGGTCGATGAGTACCCGTACATGAACGCCGAGCAGAAGAAATTTCTCTTGGAGAAATACGGCAAGCCGGAGGTATTATAGGCTCATGAAAGATATACTCTCAGATCTGGGCGGCGTCGGATTCAAGAAGATCAACACCGCCGAGACCCACTACGCAACCGGTGCGCAACGCGACGCCCGCACGGGCAAGGGCGCTTTCCACTGGATGCCGTGGGACGCCGTGTTCCTGGTCTCTTGCATCTACGAGAACGGCAACATCGGGCGCAGCAAGAACGCGAACAAGGACGGCAACGACCGCAACTGGGAAAACGGGATGCCGATCATCGTGTTCGTGCAGTCGGCGATGAACCACCTATCCGCCTACCTCGCGGGCGACCGTTCCGAGCCGCATCTCCCGCAGGCCGCGTGGAACATCATCAACGCCATCCAGACTTCCATCTGGGTCTACATGGGGTGGCGTCCTGCGGAACTCAACACGCTCATCAATCAGCGCGGACCATACGACATCACGCCGGTGTGCCCGCTTTCCCCGAAGGAAATCGAATGGCTCAAGGTGAAGGGCATCGAGAAGAAATAATGCGTGCCGCCCTCAAGATCACCGTCGAACTGAATGAACTCAATCCCCTTACATCCGAGCGGGCGGTTATAAACATCAGCATCCCCATCGGCGAGGACAAGCTCAAGGACCAAGCCGCCCTCCGCGTAGCTATCCAATCCGTGCTCGTTCAACTCTACATTGGCGGAATCCCCGTGCAGGAAGGCTCCCGTGTCCGCCTGATCCCGCCTACACGCATCCACGAGATTTTTTGCGACATCCCAAGCATCCTCCTCGCTGACATGAGTCAGATGCCTATTGTACTACCATAATAACAAAGGACTTAAAGTCTAGCCTTTTATTCCCCGCCCATGGTATAATGCTTGTATGGAAAACAAAATCATCGCTATCCGAGACTACAACAACTTCTTGGGATTGTTCTCCCTTCAGAAGATCACTCTCCCGGTAGGTGCCCAGCTCTCGTCCTTTGAGAGCCGCTATCACCCATGGGGCGCTGGTTGGAATGTCCGCTCCGCCAACCAAGCGGGTCTTGATTTCCTCAAGACCCACAACATCCGCTACTCTATCTACGACAAGGAGGCGATCTACCAATGAGCGTAAAAATGCGACAGATCGTCGAAAGGGAAATCTGCACCGAGATCGTGAAATCCCTGCTCCGGGCCGGGTTTTCAATCTCGGTTGACAACGGAGACAACAACGGCGAGGACTTCGAGATCGCCCGCAGCCACAGCAAGACGGCGGTTTTGAAGGCCATGTTCCAAACGGATGACGAACATCTGTATGTCTACAATCGGAGCCCGCATGCAGCCGGAGCGTTCGGCTGGGTACGGTTCGTGTACGGCAACGACGGCTGGGACGTGCTCAGCGATTACTCGGTGAACCTTGAAAAGTTCATCGGCGACGGGACGCCCGTTCAAAAGGTAGTAGATAAGTACGCGGACTGACTATGCTGACTGTCCGCTTGGGGCGCTTCATTTACGGCCTTTTCAGGCCGCGCCCCCCAAAGCCGGTTGAGCCCGAGCCGCTAATCTTACCCGAGAGCTATGGCTATGTCTGTCCCGTATGCGGGGAACTTTTTAGCCTATTCTTTTGGGAGTGCAAGTGCATTCCGAGACGGAGAATAAGTGATGATTAGTACAAACCCAAAAGACCCCAACCATCTGTACGAAGACGGCAAAGGCGTGTGGCATTGGCAAGTGTTCCATTCCAGTGCGGGAATGGCGGGTGGGACGGCAAAAACTCGGAAAGACGCCATCGTAAAGGCCAAATGCGCTATCGCAGATTTGCTTTGTAACTAAACGGGAGACAGCCATGATCGAAGACATGAAGGAGCAAGCGCCCTACATGGGAGTCGTGAAGGTCGGGAGGATTTCCGGCCAGATGGAACTATTCGACTCCGATGTCACGCACCAGCATTTCATCGGCTTGGAAATCTGCCACGCGGAGACCGAGCGGCACAATTCGCAGAATTGGGTCCACGGCGGCAAGGAAATCATCAGGGTGTACATGTCCGAGATTCAATGGGCGCAACTTCTGTCGAGCATGAACCAGGGCGGCGGCGTCCCCTGCACGCTCAACCACATCGAAGGGAAGCGCATCGCTCCCCCGCCCGAGCCGAAGTCCATCGCCAGCACATTCCACAAGGAAATCGTCGAGACGGCGAAGGACTCCCTGAACGCCATCAAGAGCGCCATTTCCACGGTAGAGAAGGCGTTCGAGCCGAAGGCGAAGGCTCTCAACAAGACCGAACTCGCCGCCGTGCTCGGCAACCTACAGAAGGCCGTGCGGGAGTTCGAGAACAACCTGCCGTTCGTCGAGGATCAGTTCACGGAGGCCATGGAGACCAGGATGTCCGAGGCGAAGTCGTCCTTCGAGGGCTACATGAACAACCGGCTCCGCTCGCTCGGCCTTGAAACCGCCGCGTTGCAGGCCGCGACCGACGAGGCCCCGAAGCCGAACTTCCTGCTCCCCGAGGGAAGAGGGCACGGACTCACGGACATATGATCCTTGACGCGGACGCGGCCCCCATAGTATCATACCGTCGTGGGGTCGGTAAAACGCGGCCACCTACCGCCGGGGCATTACACCGACCCCTATCCGCTCGGCGAGCCGCCTGGCAAATCTACACTTTTAAGGGAGAAATATGAAATACTTAATCGCGGTTGCATTGTTCGTCGCCTTGTTGACAGTTCCCGCAGCCAATGCGCAATCTAAACGCATCGCCCTCACCGAACGATCTGATGTTCCCTTGTCTATCGTGGCGTCAGGGATGGACAAGAAGTGCTCAAATATCACCCTCACGATGGATACAACAAAGGCAGACTACCTTTTAGAAGCCCTTGCCAGAGGCATCCACCCCAATGGGAGACAGTATGGGGCTGAATATACGTTGCTCTCACCTTCGGGGGATGTGCTTTTCCATACGACTACCAGCGACCCCAAAAACGCCATGAAGGATGTTTGCAAATTCATCGGGAATGCTAAATGAATTGGGGTAAGACTTTCGCCTTAAGGCTTCGGGGGCTGACCCATTTTGACGATCTGTTGGTGACAGCAAAATCATGGTAAAAAAATGAGCGACGCAACCAAGCTTTTGCGGGATGTCCTCGACTACCTCCGGCGCACGCGGTCGGGAACGGGCATCTATGCATCCCGCAAGACGGACGAGAAGGGCGCTACGCAACTGGAAGGGTGTGAGAAGGATCGGTTCCTCATGGCCGAGCGTGTTGAGAAGTTCCTTGCACAATCCGCCGAGTAGCGGTATTATTGTGCATGGCACTCCAACGAAACTTGAGCACTCCTGAAAACCGGGATTTCTGGGCGCACATTGAGGAAATCGCCGACCGGGTGAGTCATTGGCCCAAGTGGATGGGCGGCGAGGGAGTAGAGCCGCTGATCTGCCCGACATGCAGTCGCCCTTTGGACAAATCGTTACCCGATGCTCCGCAAATCTAGCCTCGTTCTGTGCCTCTTCGTGACGGGCTGTATGTCCGCCGCGATGAAGCGCCCGTATGCGAGTATCTCGGACGCATCCGTATCCGCCGCCCTCGACGCGAAGAATGCCTACTTCGTAGCCGAGGATGCCTACAACGGCGAGCAGGCCGACGAACTCGTGCAGCGTTACAAGGATCACGGCTACACGCCGGGGGAAATCACCACATTCCTATCGTTGAAGGACATGAGAGCCCGTATAGAAGCCGTTGATGTGCTCGGCAAATATGGTGAGCGAATCAACTTCATACTCAATCCGAAGTTCGCCGCAACGACGCAGTCGAAACAGGGGGGTTCAAAGTCTTCGTCATCAAAGTCGAGCGGTCCGTTCCCGTTTCCGAAGCTCACGCAATCCGAGGTCAACACCGCACAGCAGGCCATCGCTTACATCGGGGAGGCACTTGCCAGCATCAAGACCCGGCGACAGCTCCCGAAGGCGGTGGCCAAAGCCGATCCGAGCATCCAAGTCTTATGCGACCTGTTCATCCGCGACATCGACACGCTGCGTGCTGAAGTCAAGGAATCCTTTGAGACGCGGCTCATCTTGGAGAACGATTTCATCAGGGACAACTGGGACGACATGGACGCCTTGGAGCACCGGTCCGAGATAGCCAAGCTGCCAGCCATAGAGAAGCAGGCGCGGGATGCCGAAGACACATTAGCGAAGGCGCAGGACGAACTCAAGCGCGTGGCGGAGCAGAGTCGCAAGATAGCGGAGGAATACCATGGCAAGAAGTGAAGCGGTCGCGGCGATGCAGGCGGCGGACAACGCCCTCGTGCAGTTGTACTGGAGCACGGCTTTTGGTGAAGGAACCATGGAAGCCAGACACACCGTCTCGGAAGCGCACATGAAGCTGTTCCTGGCCATCACGGCGCTGAACAAGGAAGACCTGGAATCCCGCACCGAGCAATTCAAAGCGGCTGTGGAAGGTGCCAAGTTCGCCCTCAAGGACTTGACATCCTTGGC